ATAAACGTCTGACCAAGCGTGGGAGCCACGCTGAACTGCTGCGACAAATGCCACTCGTCAATGTTCGTGGCAGACGTAGGACGAAACAAACCCGCAACACGGCTGTAATGCGTCCGCAACTCGTGCCAGCGCTCCTGATAACCAAACACCACATCGTCATTAGCCGCCTGACCGGTCGCGTAGATCTCGCGCCGCTTCACCGCCTGCTCACCCAAACCCGCAAATGCGGGATTGTAATAATCATACAACGTCCGGCGGTCCCACATACGGTGAATGCCCTGGCTGTACGAAAGCTCCGACTTCACGGACATGATACACATGATGAAGCCGTGCTCAGTAGCCGCATAAGAAGCGCTGTTGTTGCCAACAGCAGAACCAGCAGCGCCCAAAGCACCAAGGCCACCACCGCCTGTCGCCGTCTGAGCGATCGGAGTGAACTGGAGCGGCGTAGAACCGCCGCCGATATACTCGGCTCGCTGGAGTCTCGCATCCGGATTCCTCACACCAAAAATGTTCTCAGTGATCTCGGTATACCGACTACCACCGCGCGCCATGCGCTCGAGAAACACCTGCACCTGCATCGCCTGACGAAACACATTGATATCCAGCTCCGCAAAAATCTGCGGCACATCGTCAGTCGCCGTCGCCTCCAGCACCAAATTGTGAGCGGCAGACTGATAATACGCGGCATACGTCGCCGCGCCGGTCGGGTTCGCCGCGCTCGGCGTCTCGACGGCATTAAAAGGACCAGCCGTCGGAACCGTAGGATCCGGAACGCCAATTCCAGCAACCGGCTGCTGAATCACAGGCGCAACAAACTTCTGAGGCCAAGGCAGACACGACGTGAAATAATCGTGCGACTTGGCGCGCCGACGAATAGGAAAAGACACCTCAGTCGCCGCCGCATCACTGGTGAAAGTGGACGCACGATTAATCAAATTTTCATCCCTATACCACTGGTTGTACACAAGGTTGTACATCCTGAAGGGAAGCGCGTTCACAGACGGCGCAGCCGCACACTGCCCGACCGTAGGCAAGCCAAAGTAGTCACCAACGGAACCGACCGCGAAACCGCCCACAGCAGTAGACGTCACCTGCGGAACGGTAAAAGCGATGGAATCGCCGGGGTTATCCTGCGAACCCATCAGCTTTGTCCAATTATCCCACACCAAACGATTTGGGATGAAAAAACAATGGATATCAATACGCTGACTATCCATAATCGGAAACAACGGCGTCGCCGTGCGAACGAACGGCGTAAACTGATACTTGAAGTGATCGCCGGGATACACTTCCTCGAGATGGAACGGAATCAGCAAACCAGCATCGAAGGTGAACTTGATGCTGAAAGAGCCAGAAAACTTCGACCTCGGAATATCAGGCCGCGCAATCATCGCGGCATCGTCCTGACTAACGAGACGCCTCGTCGGAAGATTGTAACCGGCCATCTTACGCCTCCTTGATCAGCTCAAGCTGACCAGACTTCGGCTGCAAATCAACAATCTGCTGCGCCGATACCACAACGCGAAACTCGACGTTGTTCAAAATCTCAAGCGGCGAAAGGCCTTCATAATCCTGCGACACATCGCAAAGACAAACCAACTCAAAATCCTGCGGATACTTGCCAAACACCGAATTCGGCTGCGTCACCGCCTCGGCAAAACCACGAGTCGCAACAGCGTCACTACGCTCCACGTGAAACGACGACAGCGACATCGCCTTCTTGTCATTCAATGCATACAACTTCATAGCTGAGCCCTCTCGGATTTGAGACGAACACGCGCCGAGGCGATGTCCTCGGACGCAACCAACTCACGAACAGTCACTCGACCTCGCGACTCCACCTTTTCCAACTCCAATAAAGCTCGGTCGCTGACCGAAGCTGCCTCCTGCCATGAGGCATGTAAAAAACGCGGGACAGGAAAGGGACGCCCTTGCCAAATCGCAGACCGACGCCACGACCGCCAATGACGACGAAAATCTCCTCCGATACCGGGTCGGCGAGACATTTGCAAAAAGGGAGGTTGATGCGTGTAAACCTCACCAGTCCCATAATCCACCTCCTCGCCCTTAGGGCGATAAAATCCTAGCTTCTTGGCACAATAGCCAGCAACATAGGAAATGCGGGCTGGCGTCACCGGCTCCACGGTGACAAAGCCCTTGGACCAACTGCGCTCGATGCTCTCGCGATCGTTGGTCCCAAACAGAATCGCGTGATAGTGCGGACGGTGCCTACGCTCGCCATACTCGCCGCACCCAAAAAACCGAAACTTCCCAACCTTCTTCCGCAACGAGCGGGAGAACTTGGACAAATCGGCCTTAGACAACGTGGGAGGGACATATCGGTCCGAATAAGTGAGCGTCACAAAACACGCAACAGGATGCAACTGCAACTCAAGAGAACACCTAATAGCCCATTCACGCGCACGGGAAATCTGACAACCCACGCACGAACCACAGGGCAACAACAACTCCGCAGTATCCAACACATCCTGAGCACGATCTACCGAAAACTCACGGACCGGAGTCCCAATCACCACACGCTTAGACGACAAACCTAGAGGCCTATGTGCAGGAATCGGGTGAACACAGGGCATCAGAGCCTGATGCCGCCACGACGATTCCGCACCACGTTGACCTTATCGGTCAACCCCACGCGCTTCTTGAACGAGCCCACGCTCTTCGACTTCTTCACGCCATGTCTCACGCATGCCTCCAGAAAGGGTTAAGAGTGGTCCAGAGGGACCACTAAGCACATATATGACAAGAAAGGTATATGTGCGCAAGAGTGTCTTTTTGACACTCCAAAGCAAAGCGGGACACCCCATCAGGGATGCCCCGCAATCGCGTTTAAACGGCTCCTAAAGGGCTGAAGTCGGCCTAACCGACCTTCCTACGCCACCAACGGGTAAAGTCGCCTAAACGACAATCTAGCCAACAAAGCGGGTGACCACACTCACACCGCCCGATAAAACATCCGACGCGATACCACAGACTATCGCGCCGCATCTGCCGCGCTCACGCTTGGCGAGGCACCCGCCACGGCGGAGGGGACCTCCGCCGCGCCGGCCGCCTTTAAAAGCTGCTGCAACTCGCCAGTCTGCGCAGCGTTCTCCACGTTCGCCCAGGACTGATAGCGATCGCGAACGACCTTCGGCAACTGCAACCACTGCTGACTCGAAGCCTCGACAAGGCCCAACGCAGTGGTCAAATCCAACGAATCAAAATCAACGCTACCGCTCTTGGTGTGATGACCGACACCAAACCGCTGCACCTGATACGCCAAAGCGGACTGGAGCGCGTACTCCTGACGCGCCATATCCTCGGCAGCCGTGCAAGCAACAACGGGCGACAAACCGCCCTCCAAAACATCGACGTGACCACGAATCGGATTTTTCATTACCGCCTCGGAGAAAGAGAACGCATCTTAGACATAGCGCGCGCCGAACGCGCGGCCTGAACCGCCTTACCAGCAGACAACACCAAACCCGCGGCCGAACCCGCGGGACCAGACAAATTGTCAATCATCGGCGCAGAAACGCCCATCATCTTGTAATACAACATCTCGGCGCGAGACTTCGACAACCCATACTCAGCCGCAATCTTCGCAACCTCGGCAGAACGAAGATGATGCGGCTGCAGCGCAGCGCCAAAAGCAGTACGCTGCGCAATCTCACGCGCCTCAGCAATGGTCTTCCAATTCTGCGCGACCGCAGAATGCTTCAGAGCCACCGTCTCAGTATGCGTCTTTGCGGCCTGCAAGTCCAGCAACTCCATCTGCTTCTTCTGAAACGCGGCCTGCATCGCAGAAGACAAACCCTTACCAGCAACATCCTCCATCTGAGCCATGGAGCCGCCAGGGGAACTGGCCGGACGATCATAAGCCAAAGCCGGATTCAGACCAGCCGCCAAATAATCACCCACACCACGCTGAGCGGAAGTGGACGACATACGCTCCTGAAACTGCCGGTTCCTCGCGGCCTCAGCGGCACTCGAGCGATTATGCAACCAACCGCCAACAGCGCCAATAGCGCCAGCGGCCAGCGGGTTCAACCCACTGGCCACGCCGCCGAGGAAACCCCCGGCGGACTTCAAAAACCTAGAAACTCCCTTGCCCATTAAAACCTCCCAAGGCCGACGGGAGTGCCATACATCGGCAACGGACGGACCATCTCACACCGCACGTGAACGTCAGCCAAGTACTGCTGACCATTCGCCGCGGCACCCGCCGCCAACACACGGGTCATGGGCGGCGTGTCCTCAATAAACGTCTGACCAAGCGTGGGAG